AAATCTCCGTAGCTAAAAAAGTAGCTAAATTTATCAAGTCAAATAAAAAGATAACTAACAATGACTTGAGAGCCTTAATGATGCAAGAGCACTCTATTCACTTGAGCCAAATCCAAATGCGTAAAATTATAAACTATCTTCGTACAGAGGGGATAGTTAAAAACTTGGCAGCAGATTGGGAAGGATACTGGATAGAAAAAGACCAGCTCAAAGTAATGAAGTATATAAAATCTTTAGAATTAAGAGCCAAGTCAATAATGCAAGTAGCAACTAAAATGAGAAAAGCACTGTGAAATATCAACTCTTAAAGGATATAAAAAGCAATAGAATGGTAGATAAAAAGGTGTTTAAGGTATATGGTGCTAAAGATGAGATAGTAGAATTAATAGCTGAACATGGAGAAGTTTATATCGTTCAAGGTAAAAAAGAAAAATTTTCTGTAAAAAAAGAATTTTTAAAGGAAATTTAGTTATATTTGCTTGTTCATAGTTGATTTACCGGCGGTGTAAAAGCTGCCGGTAATTTCTAAAGAACTACTATTTATTAATGAACATAATCTGTCGCAGAGATTATTAAAAATATTTATTGGCTTTTGAATGAAGGGTACTGCGACCACCTGGATTTCTTAAGCCTTATTTTTTTATGGAAAGAGATTTTAAAGGTATATGGATACCTAAAGAAGTTTACCTAAACAAAGAGCTAAATTGGACTGATAAGATATTATTGGTTGAAATTAACTCTTTAGACAATGAAGATGGTTGTTTTGCATCTAATGAATACTTTGCCGAGTTTCTTGATGTTTCTACTACAACTATAAGTAAATCAATATCTAAACTAATATCATTTGGCTTCATGTATATTGAGTCATTTGATGGCAGAAAAAGAGTTTTAAAGACAAATATAGATTTTAACTTAACTTCAAAGCAGAGCGATAACTTAAAGGCAGAGTTTAATCAAACTTCAAAGCAGCCTAAAAGCAAACTTAAAAGCAGCCTTAAAGAAAACTTAATATATAATAATACAATTAATAATACAACTAATAATACAAATAAAGATAAGGCAGAAGGATCTGCAAACTTTGTCAAATTAAAGGAAGTTTATTTTAATTTCTATGAAAGTTTATTTAACTTTAAACCAACATTCCAGGCAATAGATGGTAAGATGATAAAAGAGATTGAAGCTAAAATTATAAATATCTGTAATCAAAAATCGCTTGTTATTACTGAAAAATTAGTGGTTGGCAGTTTTACAAAAGTTTTAGATTATGCTTCAAAAGACAAATGGTTAAAAGAAAACTTTTTACTTAAAAATATAAATTCACAATTCAACAAAATTATCAACTATGGAACAAAACAAGAAGGACAAAGAATTGAGCTTGATGAAGAAACAGCAAAGTATTTCGGTTAATCATGCACCAGCTGACTTTAGTCATACAAAAACTTTAGTCCAATTATCAAAAGAATTAGGAGTAGAAAAGATTTATTCCGGAGTAGCTGCTCAATTAAGCAACTTTTTAAACTACATAGGTTGCGAATGGAATAATGCTCAAAAGCAAGATGTGGTTGAGCTTATTTGCAATAACTATGCAAATCTAACTGCTGAACAATGGAAGCTATTTTATGTAAAAGCTAAAACCGGAACTTTTGGTGATATATACGGAAAGTTAAGTCCAATTGCTTTTATGAAATGGGTTAATACTTATGCAGCCGAGTGCGATTATGCAAATGAGCAATTTAAGATACAAAAGGATAGAGAGATAAACGAAGTAAGTGAAGAGATACCGGTTATAGATGGTTATTTTGATAAGCTGATAGAATGTATCAACCAAGTAGCAAGCAAGCCAGAAACAGACAATAAATCGCAAAGAGTGGCAGAAAAACGAGCTGAATGGGAAGCTAATTTTAAAAACTACTTTAACAAATGAATGTACTATCCTTATTTGATGGAATGTCTTGTGGGCAACAAGCACTTGAAAGAGTAGGAATTAAAGTAGATAACTATTTTGCTTCTGAAATTGACAAATATGCAATAACTGTAACAATGGCTAACTATCCCAATACTAAACAACTTGGATCTGTTACTCAAGTAGATGGTTATTCTTTGCCAAAAATTGATTTATTAATAGGTGGTAGTCCATGCCAATCCTTTTCTTTCGCTGGTAAACGCAAAGGAATGAGCACTAAAGATGAGCAAGAGATTTTAACTTTAGACCATTATCTTGAATTAAAAAGTCAAGAATACGAGTTTGAGGGACAATCTTACTTATTTTGGGAGTATATGCGACTATTAAACGAGGTAAAACCTAAATACTTTTTACTTGAAAATGTAATGATGGGAGAAAAATGGGAGAAGATTTTGAGTAAAGCCATTGGAGTTAATCCTATAATGATAAATAGTAGTTTGGTATCTGCTCAAAATAGACAAAGATTATACTGGACTAATATCGGAATGAAGCCAAGTGGTTTATTTGGAGATTTAGAAAGCACTATTCAGCAACCTAAAGATTTAGGAATTTTATTAAAGGATATTCTTGAGCCGGTAGTAGATGAGAAATATTTTATTGATGCAGAAAATAATGTTAGATTAAAGCAATTATTATCCAATAATTTAGCAAAAGATAAAGATATGCTTGATAGTTATAATCAAACAATTCATACAGAAAAATCTATAACAATTTCAACAAGGGTAAGTGCTTCAAATTCTACTCATATAGTACACAATATGATGCCAAGATCGAGTAAAACTGGTAAAGGTGGTACTGGTCATTTAACTCGTGAAGATGGCAAAACTTATTGTTTAGATACTGGGTTTACTAATGCTATTGAATATTCTAATAAAGTTAGAAAATTAACTCCTATTGAATGCGAAAGGCTGCAAACAGTAAAAGACAATTATACTAATCATGTATCGGACTCACAAAGATATAAAATGCTTGGAAATGGTTGGACAGTTGATGTAATAGCTCACATTTTTAAATATATATAATGTCGGAACATATATTACAAGTAAATTGTATAAACTGGTTTAAACTTCAATATCCAAGAGAATTGATATATGCCATACCAAACGGAGGGTTTAGGCATTTCAGTACTGCTAAACGATTAAAAGCAGAGGGAGTAGTAAGTGGAATACCGGACTTATTTATTCCTACTCCAATGGGAGAATATCATGGGGTTTATATTGAAATGAAATACGGATATAATAAACCAAGCGAAGCTCAAAAGAAAATAATGGCTTATTTAACTAAAAAAGGCTACTTGTGTGCAGTATGCTGGAGTTTAGATGAATTTATGCAAACTATTAACAATTATTACAAATTGTGAATAAAAAAAACTAATAAAATATTTTAAATTAACAAAAAACCTTAATTTTACACTATGGCAGCGAAAACAACAGATGCTTTTTACTTTGCAAAAGCTTTACTTTATGCTAAATTGAGTAGAGATTACTTTGATTTTATAATTACAGAAACCGGGGCAACTTACGGAGCTAAACAAACTTTGAAAGGATATACTGGTAGATTGGATTGGATTAATAGAGATTTACTAATGAAAATAACTCATGAAGATTTTAGAAAAATGTATGAGATTGATTTAGCAAATGCCGGAGCTATTGATAGTATGGCTAATAACTATGTAATTCTAAACGAAGAGAATAGAGCAAAACTTGAGGAATATTCCGAACAACTAATAAAAGAACAAAAAAAAATAAACCATGAATAAACAAGAATTAAATCAAGCGATAAGCTTAAGTAACAAAATAGATAAACTTGAAGTGTTAATTAATACTTTAAATTCTATGGAGCAATCTTATAATTTTGATTATAATATTTCTTCAAATAATAGTTCTCAATCTTTAAATTCAATAGATGTTTCTAATTTTGAAATTGATTTGAGTTCTGAAATTAACTCTTTTATATTAGCTGTTAATATGAAAATTCAAGAATTATATCAAACATCCGTATCTGATTTTGAAGAAAATAAATTTAGTAAATAATGTCAGCACTAATTAATTTCAGCCTAAAGCAAGAAGATGGTACATATAAGTACTATACTGCTTCAATCAATGACCAACTTGATAAGTTTGGTAATAATGTAGCAATAACTTTGCAGCAAACTAAAGAGCAAAGAGAAGCTAAAGAAAAAAAAGTTTATGTAGGGAATGGGAAAGTGGCTTGGACTGATGGTAAAATAGAAGTTGCTAAAAAAGAAGATAAATTACCTTTCTAATGAACAAACAAGAACAACTACAATTTGCAAGAGATATATTTAAGGATATATTAGACCTTTTAGAAAGCAAAGGTGATGACTATGCAAATGAAGATAGATTAAGCAATTTTAAGGAAACTGGGATGTTATGTGGCACTACTGCATTCCAGGTTTGCCTTAATCAAATAGGAATAAAAATATCAAGAATAGTCAACTTAATTGGCAAAGAGGCAAGAAACGAGAGTATGAAAGATAGCTTACAAGACCTTATAACATATTCTTTAATTTTGTCAATGATCCACGAAGATGAGGCAACAGATAATAACTGACCTTTATAATTCAAGAGAATTAAAAGATGTAATCTCTAAAATGCAGCCGGAGCATTTACGAGATGAATTGCTATCCGAAGTAATGTTAGTAGTATGTAATCTTCCAGAAGAGAGATTATTCCAAATGAATAATGATGGATATCTCAAATTCTATGTTATTCGCACCATTTTAAACATGATTAAGTCAAATGACAGTACATTCCACAATAAATTTAGGAGAGTTTATGAGGAAGTACCTAATATAGTAGAAACTCCAAGTGATTTTGAAGTAATGGAAGCAAAGTTTGAAAAGGTGGAGGAATTTCACGATAAACTACCATTCTACGAGAACAACCTACTTAAATACTATTTAAAATATAATTGCAAGGCTAAAAAGTTAAGCAACGATACTGGCATTCCAGTAAGAAGTATTTATGAAACTATTTCTAAAATCAAAAGAAAAGCTAAAATGAGCGACTTATTTAACGAGAAAATCAAATTCACTATTGAGTGCGAAATAGATGTTCCTAAAGAATGGGACATTGACCAGATACTTGATGAACTGGATAAGGTATTCAAAAAAGTACAAGAAAATAAAGAAAACAAATTTACTCCTATATGCTACAAAATATCATAGCAACTTTGATTTTAATGGTAGTATGGTTTGAAATCTACCAAGTTCCAAGCTGGAATAAGTATTTAAAAAAGAAGCCATTTGGTTGTGAATACTGCTTACCAGTATATGCTTATTTAATAATTTCACTTTTGCCTATTTATATTAAAGAGATTATTATAGGTGCATTCCTTTCAGTAATCTTATTTCAATTAATCATAAAATTTATAAGAAAATGACACAAGAAGAATTAGATTTTTTATTTGTTACCCAATTAGACAACTCAATAAGCATTCAATATGAAGTATTGAGAAACCTAACTCAACCAGTATTTGAGCAGTATAAAGCAATCCACAATAAGTATATCTATGAAAGCAATGATAGAAATAATTGTGGAAGCTGCGTTTTTGAACTTGTAAACCGAGTATATAATTATGCCAATAAATATAAAGAAAGCCTTAAAGTCGCTGAACAACCGAGTGAAGCACCTAATCAAGACAGTACGAATGGTAAGAAATCTAAAAAGAAAGTAGATGCCAATATATAAGTGCTCTAATGGTAAATACAGAATAGGTAATGGGTCTTGCATTTATGATACTGCCGGTAAAGCAGAGAAAGTATATCGTGCAATATTGGCTCAAGGGGAATTTGCTACTAAAATAGTAAGTTTTGACTTTGATGACACTTTAAGTACTGCTAAAGGTCAAGAGAAAGCAAAGCAACTATTAGCAGAGAATTACCGAGTGCTAATAATTACTGCAAGACAAAGCAAGGATAGTAAAGAGGTTTATGATGTGGCTGATAGATTAGGGATAAGAAGAAGTGATATCTACTTTACGAATGGTAAAAATAAGTGGGAAACAGTCAAAAGATTGGGAGTAGCTATCCATTATGATAATAACCAGGAGCAAATAGATTTAATAAATAAAATGACTAAAACAGAGGGTAAACTATTCAAATGATAAAACTAACTACGATCAAATCAAATCCGAATAATCCACGAGTAATTCGTGATGAAAAATTTAAAAAACTTGTTAAAAGCATTGAGGAATTCCCTAAAATGATGGCTCTGCGACCAATGGTTGTAAATGAGGAAATGGTTGTTTTGGGTGGTAATATGCGTTTAAAGGCTTTAAAAGAGTTAGGATATAAAGAAGTACCAGATGAATGGGTTAAGTCAGCTAAAGACCTAACAGAAGATGAAATAAGAAGATTTATAATTGCTGACAATGTAGGTTTTGGGGAGCATGACTGGGAAATGTTAGCTAATGAATGGGACGTTGAGGAATTAAGTGATTGGGGTTTAGATATACCTGGATTTGAAATTGCAGAGGAGTTAGAAGCTGAAGAAGATGATTTTGAAGTGCCGGATGAGATTACAACTGATATAGTTTTAGGGGATTTAATAGAAATAGGGGAACATAGGTTATTATGTGGAGATAGTACTGATAGCGACCAGGTTGCAAAGTTAATGAATGGGCAAAAGGCTGATATGGTTTTTACTGATCCTCCTTATGGTATGTTTTTAGATACTGATTATACAAAAATGCCAGTATCTCCAAATGGTGCTAAGCCATTGAAACATGAAAAAATTAAAGGAGATAGCAATGATTTTAGTGAAGAATTAATAAATACAATATTTAGTCATTTTTCTAATACAAAAGAAGTATTTATATTTGGTGCTGATTATTTTGCAGAATTATTACCTAATAAAAATGATGGCAGTTGGATTGTATGGGATAAAAGAGTAGAGGAAAGATTTGATAAAATGATTGGTAGTGCATTTGAATTATGTTGGTCAAAATCAAAACATAAAAGAGAAATAGCAAGATTTAACAATACTTTATTTAGTGGAGAAGCAGATGCTAAGAATAAAATACATCCTACTCAAAAGCCAATTAAATTGGCTGAATGGTTTTATAATAATTGGGGTAATAAAAATGATTTAATAGTAGATTTATATTTAGGATCTGGAACATCTATGGTAGCTGCACATCAACTTAATAGAAAATGTTACGGAATTGAATTTGAACCTAAATATTGTCAAGGTATAATTGAAAGAATGAGAAAATTAGATCCAAGTTTAGTAATTAAGAGAAACGGACAATTAATTTAATGCAAAAACACACAAAACTATACCTTGATTACTTCGGATATGATACCGGCTCATTCATACCTTGTGAAGTATGTGGCACAAAGGCTACTGATATTCATCATATTGATTGTAGGGGTATGGGTGGCACGAAAAAGGAAGATACAATAGAAAATCTCCAGGCTTTATGTAGAATTTGCCACATTCGCTACGGAGATAAAAAGAATTATAAGGACTTCTTAAAAGAAACACATAAAAAAGTAATAGAATATCATAAATAACTATGGAACAAACACCAGTCGAATTCTTACAATCATTTATGGAGCAAAATAGATACTTCATAGGTAATGATTTACTAATAGCATTCATAAAGGCTCAACAAATCCACGAGCATCAAGTTAAAACTGCCTACATTGAGAGTAATAGTTACCAATCTGCAGAGCAATACTTTAACGAAAAGTTTAATAGATAATAGTGAAATAACAGAGAAAAATGGCGAACGAACAAAACTTAAAACCATTTAAAAAAGGAGAGGTTGCTAATCCTAATGGCAGACCAAGAAAGTTTGTATCTTTACTCAAGCAGCAAGGGTACAAAATGAGCGAGGTAAACGATGCTATCCAGGTACTTATGTCTATGACTCTTGAAGAGTTAGCAGATACCTTTAAAAATCCAAATGCCACGATATTAGAAAAGACAGTAGCAAATGCTTTAAAGAAATCGCTTGAGAAAGGTAGCTTGTATTCTTTAGATACTTTGATGAGTAGGGTATATGGCAAACCAAAAGAAACTGTAAGCCAAGAGGTAACTATTAATACTGTGAATGTTAAGGTAGTAGAAAGTGCAGTACCTTTAGCAAGTAGCGAGAACGAAATCAAATAATATGGACACGAAACAACGAGTTATTAAAGATGATATAGATAAAGTCAATACCTATCTAAATGAGGGTTGGTATATTGTTAGCATACACACAACAAATACAACAACCATATTCTTACTTGAAAAGGACTTTACCTTAAAATAATGTTCACTACCGGAGTACTTTATAAAGCCAATTTAGATGCAAAAGAGGATATTGTAGTTAATCAAGGGGGTACTTCCTCTGGTAAAACCTACTCTATTCTCCAAGTGCTATTTACTTTTGCAGTAAGTCAGCCTAATTTGGTTATAACTGTAGCTGGTCAAGATATACCTAACTTAAAAGCCGGAGCGTTAAGAGATGCCATAACTATTTGGAGCTCAAGTGAAGAGTTAAAACAATTAGTTAAAGAATATAACAAGTCGGATAGGATATTTACCTTTCAATCTGGAAGTATAATAGAGTTTAAAAGCTATGATGATGCTCAAGATGCTAAGAATGGTAAAAGGGACTACTTATTTATCAATGAGGCAAATGGGGTGCGTTATGATGTATTTAATGAGCTTTATATGCGTACTAAAGTCAAAACTTATATTGATTACAATCCAAACGAAGCTTTCTGGGTACATGAGAAGTTATTAGGACACCCAAATGTTAAATTATTAATATCCGACTACAGACACAATCCATTTATAGACAAGAAGTTAGTAGAGAAAATTGAAAATCTAAAAGAGGTTGATTTAGAATTGTGGAAAGTATATGCACGAGGAATGACCGGTAAGATTGAGGGGTTAGTGTTTAGAAACTATACAAGGTGTAGCGAAATACCGGTAGATGCAACTTTAGTAGGTTATGGCTTGGACTTTGGGTTTACAAATGACCCAAGTGCGTGTGTTGGAGTATGGAGGTATAATGGAGAGCTTTATATTAAGGAGTTTGTCTATGAAAGGCAATTGACTAATCCAATGTTAGCAGATAAATTAAAAGAGCAAGGTATTACTTCTGTTATAGCAGATAGCTCCGAGCCAAAATCAATTCAAGAGTTATTTAACTGTGGTATAAATGCAACTGGGGTAAAGAAAGGGGCTGACTCGGTTAGAGCTGGTTTAAACCTACTCAAAGGCTATAAAATGAATATCACAAACGATAGTACTAATTTATTAAGAGAGTTAGCAAGTTACAAGTGGAAGCAAAAGAATGGCGAAATGCTGAATGAAGTTATAGGAATGAATGACCATGCTATTGATGCTTTAAGATATGTGGCACTTACTTACCTACAAGGTGGGTTTGGGCAATACTCCTTTTCGTAAGGTACTTTCTATTTTTTACCTATTTAAAATAAACTACAATGACTTGGAATGATGTAACTGTTTACCAATTTCAACAACTGGAGCAGTTAAAAACAGATGACAACTTTGAAGCTATCGTTAAGGTAGTAGCAATTCTATACAACTTGACTGAAAAGCAAGTAGATGCTATGCCTATGAACGAATTTAACAAGAAGTGCAAGGAGATTGAATTTATATACAAAGAGCAACTACCGAGCAAAACTTGTAAATATATCAAAGCAAACGGCAATGTTTATCGTTTTATTCCAGATATAAGAGAGATAAGAGTAGGTGGGACTGGTAGGTATATAACAACTAAATACTTTCAAAGGGATGTAGTCCAAAACTTGCATAGGATTGCAGCTTCAATGGTAATGCCACAAAAGAAAAGTTGGTTTGGGTATAGGGATTTAAAATACCAAGACCAAGACCACGATATTTATGCAGAGGATTTGTTGAGTGCATCAATCGTAGAGGTTTATGGAATGGTGGTTTTTTTTTGCAAAGTATATCTAAATTGGATGGACAATTCAAAGGGTTATTTGGAGAGTCTATTGAAAGAAGCGAAGATGAGCCAATCAGAGTCAGAGAAAGTGGTAAACGATTTATGGAAACTTATGGCTGGCTCTATCAAGCAGCAATTGTTGCCGAACACGAAAGAGTAAAGTTAGATGAGGTATACGATATGCCGGTACTTCAATTCTTAAATGATTTAGCATATTTAAAAGCAAAACAAGATTACGAGCAACAACAGATTAAAAATTTAAAATGATTTATACAATAGGAGATAATAAACAAGATTTTACCACAACCGGAAGAATGGATGTGGTAGAGGATTTGTTAGCTACCTATGCAAAGAAGTTTATTGAAGCAGCACAAAGGAATTTAAGGTCAAAGCAGAAGATTGATACCGGTGCTTTATTAGATATGACCTTTGATGTAACTTATATGGGTAAAAGCTATATGGTTACAATAGGCTATCCTAAAGACAGTAAAGCTGCAGAGTATTGGGACTTTGTTAATAAAGGTGTTGCCGGAGTTGGTAAAACTTTAAGTGGAAGTCCTTATAAATTTAAAACTAAAGGTGCATCTAAAAAAATGATAGATGCGATGCAAGGTTGGATTGAAAGACACAATATAAGACCAAGCGACAAATACACAATATCCGGCTTGGAAAAGAAAAGAAAATCAATACGAAGTACAGTAAGCCAAACAACCAAGATAAGAAGTTTAGCTACTGCATTTGCAAGAAGTATAAAAAGAAAAGGTATACAACCTACAAACTATTTTGATAATGCTTTAAAACTATTTAATTCAGCAGAGTTCCAAAAGGACTTAGCAGAAGCAGTAGGCTTTGAGGTGCAAGTAGCAATTAAAAATTCATGGGAAAATAATAAATAATGGGTTTAGCAATTTTACAAGGCAATTATGCCAAAAATCAAATGAGGTCAATATGCAGACCAGTCATTCACGCATTCGGAGAAAATCAACCTATAACTACTCCAAGTTATGCTTATAATCGTTATATATTTGATGTATATATTAACGGGATAATGGTTTTAAGGGAATTTAAAGCCATAACTTTTGGTGCTACTTATCATGCTTATCTTGATGTAGCTCCGATAATAAAGAACTATATTCAAGCTAATATAAGCTCTGCATACTTTCCTTATATAGAATACCAAGTTAAATACGGAACGGAGAATACAAGTGGAGTAATTACAACCAATGTAGCTACTGAAACGAGTTATGCTTGGTATGGTTATCCATCATTCTTAAACGATAGTTTACTGCCGGATTTAGGTTTAGTTTCTTATGGTGGAGCATTACCTTTGTATTTAAGTACAAATAGATATAGAACAATTAATTCTTATGGGAATTACTCGGTTTATATTCCTATATTCAAATCGCAAACATATGTTGGAGGTACAGTTAATTTTGGGACTTTAGCAAGTCCAGCGACTTATACATTTGCTGACTCTTTGAATGCAATAGGAGTATATAATGCTAAATTGACCTATGATATTTTATTTGGTGATACCAACAATTTATATTTTGATGTTGATGGCGACCCATTTCATAATGTGCTTAATGACACTACGATAGGTATAAACTTTAACTGCACAAAGAACAATCCGGTTATGCTTCACTTCCTAAATGCAATGGGTGGTTTTGAGAGCTTCTTATTTTCTGGAGTTAATCGTGTAAATACAAACATAGAAAGACAATCAATTAATAAATTAGGATTAATTACAACCTACACAACAAGTGCTTTTGATATTGGAGTGGATATAAATAGAGTTTACAATTCTTATTTAGGCGAGGTTAAAACTAACTATTCAAATACAATGACTCATAAGATTAAATTAGTAAGCGATTATGTTAGCGAAACTGATTTCTTATGGTTAAGAGAATTATTAGCTTCTCCTCAAGTATATGCTCAAATAGACAATAATGCTTTAATGATACCAGTTACAATAGAAACAAGCGACTGGGCAGAAAAGAAAAGAGGAGCAGATAAGATATTCAATTTAGAGATAGATATTCTATTAGGAACACAATCCACACAATTACGATAATGAGAACACAAATATTTGTAGAGGGTTTTGAATTAGATTTAACAGAAGATATAGCTTGTGAGATTAGCTATGTTATTGATGATGTTAAAGAATTTGGGAGTAAGAATACCAGCTATTCAAAGACAATAGTAATACAAGGCAGCCAAAAGAATAACAAGATATTCAATCATATCTCCGAGCTTGGAAGATTTATAGCTATTGAGAATGTAAATACTCAAGCACCTAACGTAAATGAAAATTATATTGCTGCAGTAGGGAGTAACTGCATTATATTAGTAGACAATATTCAAATCTTTAAGGGTAAATTAAGGGTTATGGAGGTTGTCAAGTATGCAAACCATATAGAGTATGAATGTGCAGTATTTGGCGAATTAGGAGGGTTTTATTATGAATTAAGTAAAGGTATTACTGATGAGGTATCAAATACTAATTCTGGCACTAAATTACTTGAGCAATTATATCTTGATGACCTTAACCATGTTTACAATTATGCAAATATGACTGCTTCTTGGGCTAATAGGAATACAAATCCAGGTGTTGGGTATTTCTATCCATTGATTGATTATGGGAAGGTAGCCGAAACTGCAACAAGAAAGCATTTTTACGAACAAGCATTAAGACCAGCTATTTATGTAAGGGAATATATACAAAGAATATTTAATTTAAGTGGCTATACATATGATTGTGCTTTCTTTGATACTGCTTTTTTCAAGAGATTGATAGTGCCTAATAACGATGATAGATTGAAGATTTTAGTATCTCAACTATTAAACATAGGTACAACTCAATATACATTTGGATTAACTGCAGTATCTCCTTATACATTCCTTTGGTATGCTGGTACGTTTAGAGATTTTGCAAGTATAGGTGGAGGTCAATATCAATATACTGGAGCTACAACTGTAAATAATACCCAATTCAATTTGTTTATGAATTTGTCTATTGTAGGACAAGGGTTTTATTCTATTAAGTTATTTAAGAATGGTGTTCAATTTGCAATATTAGATAGCTTCCAAACATCAAATCAAGGAACTATTAACGACCCATACATCTATGGTAAGAATTTAAGCACTACAGTAAATCTTGTTACAAATGATATTTACAAAATAGTTATTGAATATTTGCCATACGTTGGAGGCTTAACTTCTACAATTGTAACTAATAATTCAACTTGGTATATTGACACTCCGGTTAAAACTGCAACTCAAGCAGTAATTAATGATGTATTGCAAATGAGCTATTGCGTACCTAAAAACATCAAGATAACGGACTTCTTTACTTCAATACTTAAAATGTTTAATCTTTATGTTGTTGAGGATAAGAATATAGCTAAAAAGCTGATAATCACTCCTTATATAGATTTTTACTTAAATGAAAGTTTAGATTGGAGCGATAAACTTGATAGAAGTCAAGAGATTAGATTAAGACCTATGGGTGAATTGAATGCTCGTGTGTTTAATTTCAAATATAAGAATGATGATGCGTATTGGAATAAAACATATAAAGAAAAGTATAACGAAGGTTATATGGACTTCAGTTATGATAGCGAATATGAGTATGCTAAAGACAAAGATGATTTAGAGGTTATATTTGCATCTACTGTTAATTATGCTCCAAGTGGGGAAGATAAAATAGTTCCGGCTTTATACAAGGAAGGCAATTTTGCAGATGAGAGTATTACTTCAAGTAATATTCGTATTCTACAAACCAAAATGCTAACTGTATCTAATTGGGATATTAAAATAACAGATGATGGCAACTACCAAACTAACATAACTCAATTTCCTTATGCTGGTATGTGGGAGCATCCAACTGTACCAGACAATGGTACTTACTTCCAATCTTTAGGTTGGGCATCTCCAAAAGAGATTTACTACACGATTACCGGCACTACAGTTAATTATGGGTTATTTAATTCATTCTGGAGTCAATACTTTGCAGAGATAACAAATCCTAATAGCACAATCTTGACTGCTCAATTTCATTTAACGAGTATGGACATAAGAACATTAGATTTTGCAAAAAACATACTTATAGATGGAACGATGTGGAGAATAAACAAAATAGATGGTTATGACCCATTAAGCGAGAAACCTACGAAAGTAGAATTATTAAAAGTAATAGACACAATTTATTAAAATGGCAGAAAATATAGTAGGAATAAAAATTGAGGTTGGTGGCAAAGAGCAAGTTGTTACTTCAATGGGAGAACTTCGTAAGGTCTTAAAAGATTTAAAGTTTGAGCAATTATCACTATCGGAGCAATTTGGTGCTACTTCAGAACAAGCTATCAATGCAGCTAAAAGAATAAAAGAATTAGAAGATAGAGTTAATCAAGCAAAAGAAGCTACAGACCAATTTGACCCTGGACAAAGATTTCAAGCATTTTCAACTGCAGCTTCACAATTAGCCGGAGCATTCGGTGCAGTTCAAGGTGCAATGGCTCTTGTTGGTATTGAAAGTGAAGATTTGCAAAAGCAACTTGTAAAAATACAAGGGGCAATGGCATTATCTCAAGGATTAAATCAAATAGCAGATTTAGGAAAATCTTTTGACCAATTAAAGATTACTGCAGTTAATACTTTTAGAGTAATAAAAGCTGAAATTGGAGCTACTGGTATTGGAGCAGTAATATTAGGGATAAGTGCTGCAGTTGTTTTGCTTATTGAAAATTTTGATGAGCTTGGAGGTGTTACAGAAGATGTTACCAGAAAAAACAAAGCTTATGCAGACACTTTAGAAGAAACAAATACTGCAACAACAGATGCTATTAAAAATGTTAATAAAGTAAAAATAGCATTTGATGAAGCAAAAACTGGAGTAATTACAAAGAAAGATGCTTTAAATATATATAATGAAACTTTAGGAGAT